CCAGAGGGCCACCTGGGCAAAGGTCACCAGGGGATAGCCTCCAGAGGGCCACCTGGGCAAAGGTCACCAGGGGATAGCCTCCAGAGGGCCACCTGGGCAAAGGTCACCAGGGGATAGCCTCCAGAGGGCCACCTGGGCAAAGGTCACCAGGGGATAGCCTCCAGAGGAACAAAATAATGACTGACCCATATACTAGGTTGTTGACATTAATGGATAAAGCAGAGACACAGATGCAAAAAGCTTTTATTCAGGCTATAATCGACGCGAAGATTTCCATCGGAACTCTTGAAGAAATTGAGCGATTGATGTTAAATGGACAACTAGACGAGGCTATGTCCATAGTAATGCAAGCTAGTTCTGACATTTTAGTCAGTGCGCAGATTGAAACGTTTGTTGCTGCGGGTATAGCTGGATCCAAGGTCATATCCAAAGCCGTAGAGGTTGTTGTAGGCTTTGATCGAGTGAACGACCGTGCTGTCAAAGCAATTCGCGAAAATAGGTTAGAGCTTATTCGTAACTTTACAGAAGAACAAATAAAAGTTACGAGACAAGCACTTGTTGAGGGTACCGAACGGGGATTAAATCCTCGTGAACAAGCAAGAAATTTCAGGAAGAGTATAGGACTCACAGCACATCAGCAACAGGCAGTATATAACTATCGAAAACATTTAGAAAATATGTCGTATGAAGCTCTGAACAGAGAATTACGTGACAAGCGTTTTGATCGCACGGTAGCGAGGTCTGTTGAAAATAAAGAGCCGTTGTCGAAAACCCAAATCAACAAAATGGTTGATCGTTACCGTGAACGATACATCAAGTACAGATCGGAAGTTATCGCGCGTACAGAAGCTTTGCGAGGTGTTCACCAAGGCACTGAGGAGGCATACGCACAGGCAATAGACCAAGGTGTGTTAGATCCAAACAAGCTTATTCGCAAATGGATCGCTGCGCGTGACGAACGCACACGTGTATCTCATCGCAAATTAAATGGTGATACTGCACATTTCGGCGAGGTTTTCCATGGATTAAATGGTGATTTGCGATACCCTGGTGATCCGCTTGCACCTGGAAGTGAGACAATCCAGTGTCGGTGTTCACTAACTACAAGATTTTTATAGGACAAGAATGAAAAATATAACTTTATACGAAGAAATTGAGAAATTACAAAATGATTTCGCGATATTACGTCGTACAAATGCAGACTTATTAACGAAAGAAAAATTACGAGTTTCAGTTATAGATCTCCAGATAGAAGTTTTACATCAATGTGCGCTAGTAGATAGGAAAGATAGATGTAGGTCTATCCAATGTGAATCGGGGCGATAGCAAGTGAACACTGAATTAAAAATGATTAAATTTAATGATGAGCTTGGCCTTGTTTTTGGATTTGCAATAGTTTGTCTTGAAGATGATAAACCTTATTATGATCTTCAAAACGAGCATATACCTGAAAACGTCATGCTTAAATCAGCAACTAACTTTATGGAAAATAGCAGGGTTGCTAAGGAAATGCATAGCGGCGATGATATTGGAACCGTTGTTTTTGCTTTTCCGTTGACAACTGAGATTGCCAATGCACTCGGTATCCTGACAACAAAAACCGGACTCCTAGTTGCTATGCGCCCGAATGAAGGTGTGTTGTCCAAATTTAAAAACAAAGAACTGACAGGATTCTCTATCGGTGGTCTCAAAGAGGTAGAGTATGAAGAAGAAAATAATTAAAAAGCTTGTAATCGACGAACTAAGTGCAGTTGATACACCGGCACAAGAAGGTGCAACGGTCGTACTGATGAAACGACATAATCCTATAACAAATAAGGTGAAAACTATGGAAGATGAAACGACAAGTACCGTACAAAAAGAACAACGTAGTGATGAAGATTGGTTGAAATTGGAAAGGAAACTCAAAAGATCAACATCTATCGTAGATTTGTCACCAAAAGATCGAGAATTCTTTGACAATTTAACTGATGAAGATAAAAAAGATGAATTTTTGAGCCTGTCTCCAGAAAACAGAGAAAAATTAATACTCGATATGAAAAAAAATGCTCAAGAATCTGACCCGGTTGTCTATACAACAACGGATGGTACGGTGATGCGCAAGTCAGCAGGTGACTCTCTGATTGCATTGGCCAAATCTAATGATAGACTGCAGAAACGACTTGATGCAAGTGAGGCCGCCCTTTTGCAGAAAAGCCTAGAGGACCGTGTCCTGATTGAATTGCAATACATGCCCGGTACAGTTGCAGATCGCGCTGCACTATTGAGAGCTGTTGAGGCAATGCCCCCCGAAAACCGTACTGGTGCTTTGAATGCTTTGAGAGCGCAAAATGTGGCAATGGCTAAAGCCTTTGAAACGCAAGGTGTTACTATGGAGGGCATACCCCAAGATCATTCGCCACAGGCGAAACTCGAAAAAATGGCTAAGGCATTGACTGATAAAGACCCAAATTTATCACCTGAGATTGCTTTTTCCAGAGTATTGGATACTGCTGAAGGGCGAGAACTTTACACCGCTAGTCTGCAATAATTACCCGACTTTAGAGGATAGAAAATGGCCATTTATGAAGGTATTACCACAGTAAATTTGATCGCGGGCGAAGATTTACGTGATAGTAAGAATTTTTTACTACATATCAATACCGAAGGTAGGGTAATTAAAACTACAGAAAGCAGCAATATAGTGGTTGGTGTTTTGGCAGAGAATCCATCTTCTGATGTTGAGACAACCGGACGTGGGGTTCCTGTTGTGCTGCTTGGAGGAATTTTAAAAGTAAGAGCTAATAATACTGTATCCCCTGGTGAATTTGTTATCCCTTCTGATACTAATCCTGGGCATGCCAATGGTTTTCCGGCTATTACTGCTGGTAATTTCTCAGTAGGAATTGCTATTGGCCCGGCTACCGTTGGACAGGTTTTTAACATAGTTGCCCACACCTTGCTTGGTTAAAAGGAATATTTAAAATGAGCTATACATCCCCGTCCCGTGGTGATGTTCACGTCAATGCACCACTGACTAATCTCTCAATTGCGTATCTGCAAAGTGCTAACAATTTTGTAGCATCACGGGTTTTTCCAAACATTCCCGTAGCGAAACAATCCGATGCATATTTTATTTATGATCGAGGCGAGTTTAACCGCGATGAAATGAAAGAACGCTTACCAGGAACAGAAAGTGCTGGTGGATCTTATGATATAGGCAATGAAACGTACTATGCTCGAACTAGAGCTTTGCACAAAGACATTCCCGATCAAGTTCGCAGCAATGCCGACAGCCCCATACAATTAGATCGTGAGGCAACCGAGTATGTTACGCATAAGGGATTGATTAATCGAGAATCATTATGGGCATCAAATTTCTTTATCCCTGGTGATCCTGGTGATGTTTGGACTTTTGTTCTTGACGGGGCAACCGCTCGATCTCCCAATGTTGACCCAACTAATGGTACCAGTAATAATATTGTCTATTGGAATGATGCCGCATCAACACCGATTGAAGACATACGCACCATGAAACGTTATGTTCTTGAATCTACAGGGTTCAGACCGAATATACTGACTTTTGGTCGAGTAACATATGATACGGTTATCGACCATCCTGATATTGTCGGACGCATGGACAGGGGACAAACAACTGGGCCAGCAATTGCCAACCAAGAAGCGTTAGCAGCACTCTTTGAAGTTGACGAAATTTTGATTATGGATGGTATTAAAAATACTACGGCTGAAGGACAAACGGCTAGTCACGAGTTTATAGGAGGTAAGCATGCTTTGTTGTCGTATCGCCCTATTACCCCTGGACTACTGACACCATCAGCAGGATATACTTTTTCGTGGACGGGATACCTTGGTGCTGGATCCGATGGTATGCGAATTAAACGGTTTCGGCTTGAAAACTTGGCAAGTGATAGAGTCGAAATTGAAATGTCATATGACCAAAAATTGATAAGTAAAGACCTTGGTGCTTTCTTCGATAATATTGTTCAATGACGAGGGTCAACATGCGAAAAACTCAAAGATTGAGACATTGGAAGCAATCTTTTCATCCCGATGCTGCATTTGTCTGGGCAAAATATACCCTTTACAATGGTGTACAAACTATACCAGGGACTGCCATACCTGCAGAATTAGCATCCAAACGAAATAAAGTGCGTCGTCTTTGGGATGCTGGTTTTATCAAATTAACATCCTTTGTTGCTCCTGACGTCACTACGGGACAAATTGCTGTTCCAGAGGCCAAGAGCGCAGTGCCAACGATGCCAGAGGCCAAGAGCGCAGTGCCAACGATGCCAGAGGCCAAGAGCGCAGTGCCTGTTGATCTTAACCCGGATCCTCTGAAAAATTCATCCGATAATCAGGAACAACATTCTACCAACGCTATTCGGAAAGCAATGTTCGATGGCTCAAAATAACCATCAAATACGGGTAGTTATCGATGGGTTGGTCAACACGTCCGAAACCGTCGTTAAGAAACTAACACTTGATGTCACCGCAAACCTGATAGAAACGAATCCGGTTGACACTGGGTGGTCTAAGGCAAATTGGGTACCGTCGATAGGAGTTCCATTGATTAATGCATCTATCTCCAGCACGGGCAATATTAGTACGGCTGTCGCTACCCAGTCGCAAGGAATTGCAAATATCGCCACACAGTATACACTAGATCAAGGTGATGTTTTCATGACAAATAATGTACCCTATGTTCCCAATCTCAATGATGGCCATTCAAACCAAGCTCCTGCTGGTTTTATTCAAAGAGCCATACTCAAAGCCGTGATCGAACTATGAATCTCAACGAAGCACGTACAGCGATTTATTGCCGAATGCTCGATAGCTATACCGGCGTTGATAGATCATTGATAACCTTCGACAATGAAAACTTTGATGAACCTATTGATATTCCATGGGTACGATTGACAGTTAGACACAGTGTACGGGTACAAAGCACACTCGGACATTCTGCAAATCGACGTTTTAGGACTAGAGCGACTGTCTTCATCCAAATATATACCAAGGCAAACGGCGGTACTTTAGAGGGGGATGGTCTATCAACTGAAGCTGCTGACATATTCGAAGGATTTAGCTTTTCAGGCTTAGATTTTGGGGCCACAACGATAGTAGAAACGGGTGTCTCTGGGAAATGGTACCAACATCTTGTTGAATGCAGATTTGATTATGATGAAATCAAGTAAAAAGGATCTTTCCAATGGGTAGAGTTCTGACAAACACAACCGCCATGGCATATGTTCTGGAAACAGAGCTTAATGTCCCTGGTACCGACTGGCACGCATTAGAACCGAACGACATAACCAGCTTTGGCGCGGAAATATCTACAGTCTCCCGTAGTCCCATTAGCCGTAACCGTCAGCAACTAAAAGGGATTATCACTGATTTAGATAGCTCTGTTGATTTTGAAACCGATCTTACTATGTCTGCATTTCGTGATTTTATCGCGGGGTTTTGTTTCTCAATAGGTGTTAACTCAAATGTGACACAAATTAAATCGACATCTGTGGTATCAGACGCTTATACCGTACAATCTCTCAATGCAGAACAAGCCGAAAAACTGAAAGTTGGCACTTTACTTTGGATCACTGGAGGTGTGAATGATGGCAATAATGGACTAAAGCAAATATCAGTTGATGCCGTACTCGGAGACACCCAAATACAAGTGATTGAGACCTTGATTGATGAAACAGCAGATTTTAGAGTTTCATTCACTGGGTATAAATCCCTTGGTCCTACATGGACATGGGATCCTATCCAAAAACAAGCGACACTGGCCGCAACTGGTATCGGTACCGAATTAGGGGGTTTGGGACTACTCCCCGGTGAAGTTGTCCATATCGGGTCTATATCTGCATCTGGTGAAGATACTATTTTAAATGGTTTTGACGGCAATACTATGGTGGGGTATGCTCGGTGCATAATACTCAATACCGACACTGTAGTTTTTGATCGGGTAGATGTGGCCTTACAGTCTGATGATTTGTCACCAGAAACTAGAGTAGACATCATTTTCGGTGAGTTCTTCCGAAATGTTCCCACCGATCATGATGATTTCACCTCCCAATCATTTCAGTTTGAAATTGATTATAGCAATTTAGGAATAGACGGAAGTAATCGTTATCATTATTCTAAAGGGAATTACTGTAATGTAATGACTATTGATATTCCAATTGGTGGTAAAGCAGGAATCACTTATGGGTTTATTGGCACAGATTCTCGTCCACCAGGGGAAATACGCAATCCTGATGTGGACCCACCTCTCACTCCAACACAAATAAAAGCATTTAATACCTCATCAGATATTGTGCGATTACGTGTGCTAGATACAGATGACAACGGTCTTACCACTGACTTTAAATCTTTGAAAATTACAGTCAACAACAATGTTACAGCAGAAAAGGTTATCGCTACACTTGGTGCAAGATATTTGAACATTGGTAATTTCGGGGTAGAAATTGAAGCACAACTAATGTTCACCAGCCCTGAATTGGTAGATAGAATCAGATGTAACGACCGAACGTCTATGGATTTTGTTTTTAACAATGAGGATGGCACTATTGCATTCGATGTGCCAAGTATGACCATAGGAGATGGTAGCATTACATATCCAGTTAACGAAAGCGTTATGATTAACACTACATCGACGGCATATGTAGATCCGGTATTAAACACGTCTCTTGGTGTTAGCATTTTTCCTATGCCATTTCCAAATGCTGATGGTTGTAGTAATTAATATCTATTATTGAGTAAATGTGAACATAAACATTAAACTTGGTTTGACAGGTGCTGATACAAAAATTACCCATAACGGTGAAACTATCGATGGTATTGCTAAATTAGAAATAATTGTTTTGCCAAATGAGGTGACAATTGCAAAATTGTGGATTTCGGCATTTGATTGTGATGATTTTGCAGTGAATGGTGATTTTTATGCAAATGATGTAAACGATGGTGGCAAATCGAAATTGGTCAAAAATATTGAATTTCATGAAGAAGAAAGTAACAAAGATTAGAGATAGCCTCCAGAGGGCCACAGGGGCAAAGACCACCAGGGGGTAGCCTCCAGAGGGCCACAGGGGCAAAGACCACCAGGGGGTAGCCTCCAGAGGGCCACAGGGGTAAAGACCACCAGGGGGTAGCCTCCAGAGGGCCACAGGGGCAAAGACCACATAATAATTTCTCAGAGGAAAAGGTATATAAACAATGATTAATTTTGAAAATGTAGAAGCTCATGGTTTGCAGACAGCAAAATCAGTTAGCTATTCAATGACTGAAATGACCCTTGAAGGTCACACGCCAATTCTACAGGTTAAATCTGCTACACCAGAAAATACAGCCTATCTAAACGCAACGCTGAAACGTACAGGCAAATTTTCAAGACAAATCGAAACTACTGGACTAAATGCTAAGCTGCTGAACACACATCGAGATAATGAC